AGTGAGTATGGGTAAGGTTAGTTCTTACCAGGAACAACAGCATAGTTTAGCTGTAGCAGACAATACTGATGTAGATCTTAATAGTATTTTAGATTTGGCAATGCAATTATGAGTATAGCAATTCAATTCGTAGAAACTTTAGCGCGGCCCGGAGTACTAGGTTTAATTGGGCGCAGGTTAGAAATTGCTGCACAGCACGATTTGGAGACTTATTTTACTCAGCTAGCTAGGCGTATAGACGGAGCTAACTTGGGATTTTTAGTTACTCAAAACCAAGATTCAGTTATGCACGCTGTAGATATGAAGTTGCAAAACATTTTGCGTATTACAGGAGCTGATTTACAGAATATTTTAATGTCTAATATTTACATTGCTATGTTGCGTACGGATAGAATTAATCCGTTAGCGGAAGCAGAAAAAGTTACGGTTACGGATAAGCTAGGACTTTCAGGTGAAGAAGCTGCTGCCTATGCCAAGCTTAAAGCTGCGGAATTAGTGGTAGATATTAACAACACCACTAAGCAAATTATTGCCGATGCTGTTTCTGCGGGTATACAGGATCAACTAGGTGTAGATAGTACGGCTCGCCTTATAAGGGCTGTGCTTACTGATATGACTAAGTCGCGTAGCCGTACTATAGCTACGACGGAAATGAATGCGGCTATGAGTAAGTCTACTCTTTTAAAACTAGAGAGGAATGCTATTCCTTATAAACAAGTTATCCCAAGTGCAGATGCTTGTCCTATTTGCCTTAGTGTAATAGCAGCAGGTCCAGTACCTGTTACGGAAAGTTTTTACGATGACGAAGGCGATGCTTATGATAGCACGCCTATACATCCGAATTGTCGTTGTGCAACTACAGGCGCTCTTGCGCCCCAGGAGAATTAAATGGATATCGTATATGTGTTACTGCTACTTGGTGCAGTAATATTCGCAGCACTAGTGGCTTTATCCTCACCTGAACGTCGGTATAGTTGGGTAGGAGCAAGTTTATTTTGCTATTTCCTGTACACGTTGTTAACTGTGGGAATGGCAATTAGGGGGCATAAATGAAAGAACGCCAAAGAATTCTGGCTGTAGAAGCGGTACCTTTGGCAGAGGCTTTTAATTCTGCTACTGGGACTATTCCTATAACAGTAATTAAAGCTGGATTTAATAAAAGTAAGCAGCGCTATTACCCAGCTGCTACCCTTAAACGCGATTACAAGATTTTCGAAGGTGCTCGCATGTACGCGGATCACCAAACTGAAAAAGAAGCTAAGGAACGTCCCGAAGGTAGTGTACATAATTGGGTAGGTACGCTAAAGAAAGTTTGGGCTGAGGAAGATGGAACTATTAAGGCCCATGCTGCGGTTATTGATCCTGCATTTCGTGCGAAGTTAGAGATGCTTAATACCCAAAAGATGATTAATGATATGGGGGTTAGCATTCGCGCTATTGGGGAAGCTAGTACGCAGGAAGTCGAAGGATTAAAGACTACCTACATTGAAAGTTTGTTAGCCGCTAGGTCCGTGGATTTTGTTACGCACGCGGGCGCGGGCGGTCGAGTAGAAGCGTTGGAAGCAGCTGTAGCAGAGGATAACGATGTTGATGTTATTACTGAAGCTAAGTTGCGAGTGCGTAGACCGGATTTAGTAGATTTAATTGAATCGAAATTACGAGGAGGAGATGTGCCAGAAATTACGGATAAACAAATTGCAGAGTTTAAAGAAGTTACCACTAAGCTGGCTAACGCTGAAACTGCCCTAGCTACTTTGACTAAGGAGCTAGAAGAAGCTAACAAAAAGATTTCCGATAGTGAGAAAGTAGCTAGTAGAGCCAAGGTCGCTGTCGAACTCGAAAAAATGCTTGGCGAATCTAAGCTTCCTAAAGTGTCTCAGGAACGTATTAAGAAACACTTTGCAGAAGCTGAGAAAGTTGATGGTATGAAGGAAGCCATCTCGGACGAACAGGCTTATCTTAAAACTCTTAACGTCGTTGTGAAACACAGTGGAGTTAGAGATAATGGTAAGAAAGAAGATGAAGTTGAAGAAGGAGATCGTAAAGAATTTAAAGTTTCGGACTTAGAGGAAGCATTTATGCCTCTGGGTTTAACAAAGGAAGAAGCTAAGATCGCTGCTTCTGGAAAGCGGTAACTTAAAACTGCTCGGTTCTCTGCCCAGCAGATAAGGAGAATTTAAAGTGAAAAATTTTGTACAGCGTGGTGACAATGTTAGTTTCCTTAACAGTCAGCTCATAGCTCCACAAGCGCTGGCTAAGAGTGGTGATCCGGTAGTGGTGGGTCGCCTTTGCGGTGTAGCGAATGGTGACGCTTTAAGCGCTACCGATACCGTTGTAATTACTACTCGCGGAGTATTTAATCTGCTAGTAAGTACTATTCACAATGGATTGTCCCTGGGAGAAACTGTTTTTATTGATCCTGTAACTGCTTTGTTAACGGACGATTTTGCGGATGTACCGTTCGGAGTAGCGCTAGGAACAGTACCTGTAGGTACGCCTACTACGATTCCTATTCGTCTTTTCGGCGCGACGCCAGGAGCAATTGGATTCGGTAGCTAAATAATTTAGGTGCTGGGCTTGACTACCCCAGCACTTCAACTTATAAACCCGACGACTTGGTCGGCTGTAACATAAGGAGGAAACAAGATGGACTTCCTGGAACTAATGGAAGAAGGCGACAAACTTGAGTCGAGTTTGACCCAGCAGGCCAAGAATGTCGAAAAATTTAATGAAAAGCTTGTGCGATTTGTTAATTTGTTAACAAATAAGGAAGGTCACAGAACAGCCAAGCGCCGCTACCTGCTTTCGGAAGCGGAAACTACTAGTGACTTTCCAATTCTTTTTGGTACTGTGTTGGAACGTACACTGCTAGCGAAGTATGCTATCGCTAAACCGGACTGGCGTAACTATGTAAAAGTAGGTACCCAGAACGATTTTCGCCTAAACAACCTTATCGGCTTGTTCGGATTGCAAAGTAACATGTCGCAGGTTAAGGAACGTGGTGAGTATAAAGGCGATAAGTTGTTCGATGGTAAGGTAGCTAATCAACTCTTTAAATATGGCCGTCAGTTCCCACTAAGTTGGGAAGCTATGATTAATGACGACCTGGGTGCGTTTAGTGACGTAGCTGATAGATTGGCTAACGCTGCTTTGCGTACGGAGTTTTTCCAAGCTACTAAGTTGCTAGTGCAATCTAGCGGTCCGAATACTACCTTATTTGGTGCTCCGATTACTCATCCTTTGGATGGTACTTCGGTAACCAATAAAGGTACGTTGTCTTTTAATGCTGTTAACCTAGCTGCCACAGTTAGTCTTATGCGCCACCTTAAGGACGTGGATGGTGAGCCTATCGCTTTCGATGGGTTCGAACTAGTCTACGGTCCAGCGCTAGAGATTCGTGTACTACAGGCTCTTAATCCGGGTAGCCTTATTGCTACGGGTATTCCTACTGGCGCGGTAGCTACGCAGACCAGTACTAACGTGGCTTCGCAATTGGGAATTACTCCCCATCTAAACCCTTACCTGCCCATTATCGATACTTCTGGTAACTTCGACTTTACTTGGTATGTTATCGGTCGTCTTTCGAATGGTCCTGCCGTGCAGATGAATTTTTTGCGCGGGCATGAAAATCCAGAGATTGTACAGCGCATGAGTGATAAAGTTAGTTTAGCTGGTGCGCCAGTAAGTCCGCTGGAAGGCGATTTTAGTACGGATACTATGTGGTGGCGTGTGCGTCATATTCTAGGTGGATCTACGGTAGATCCGCGTATGGCTTATGCGCAAGTTGCTAGTTCGTAGGTTTGTTTATTGCGAAGGGCGGAGATAACTCCGCCCTAGTTTTAAAGGAATTATTATGCCACTATCGGATGTAGATTCAGTAAATGTTCTAATTGGTAACCAGGATAGAAGTAAATTCTCCGACGTGGAGATACAGTTTTTTCTAGATCAAAACGATGAAAGTATATTGTTCGCAGCAGGTATGGCTTGTGATGCGCTGGCGGCTAAGGTGAGTGCTAATTTACAAGAAATACAAATAGGAGATTTTAGGGATTATAGTGGGCGTAACCAGGTTGCTGCTTTACAGGCTCAGGCGCAAGCATTTTATAAACTAGAAACTGAGACTCCAGCTTTTGCTATAGCGGAACAAGATCTTAGTGATTTCAACGTGCTTGTTATTCTACGTAATTATGTATTACGGAGTAGTTCTTAAATGCCGAGTATAGATGTATTCGATAAGTTAATGATAAGTGTTTGTAATATCTTGGGAAAGGATATTACCATTGCATCGGATACTTATGGGCAACCTTCACAGGTATTGGGAGTATTGCTTTCGGCTTGGCCTTGTCGGCTTAGTACGCGTCCGAGTGGTGGAAAAGAATTTAAGGCAGTTAAACAAATAGGTAAAAATTATTTTGTAGTATTTATGCGTCCGCCTACATTTACGAATGGACCACTTAATATACATCATTGGTTAGAAATTGATGGGATTCGCTACAATATTTTGGATGTTAGTGATCCTAGTAATTTGCACCACCATTTGGAAGTTGAAGTAGAACAGGTTATACCATGAGCGATGCTATTCTTAAAATGCGGTTTAATCCTAAGTTAAAGACACAGATTGGAAAATCTGTTTTGCAAGGGTTGACAGAACTTTTTCTAGCTGAAATCGTTCCGGAAGCTAGACGGTTGTCTCCTGTATCGGAAGCTAATCCTAAAATACCTGGTAGTAAGTATCGAGATACAGGATATAACAGACAAAGTATTGATGCTGAAATAGAGGAGACACCTAGAGGACCTAAAGCTACAATTTACACTCAATCTGGGTATGGTGGATACTTAGAATTAGGTACTCGTCTTATGCGGGCGCGTCCGTATATCTATCCAGCAGTTATAAAATTTGCAAGTAAATTAGGTTCATTAGTAAAGAAAAATTTAAATGGTTGATGCGAACGTAATTTTACGTCGTTGGCTTACTGATCCTGCTGGACCAGTGTGGCCGTTGCTAGGTAGTGTTCCTCGAATATATGCGGGAGCGCTACCAGAAGGATTTAATCCGGAAAGTGGATTAGGAATTTTAATTCATGTGCGCGGGGGTTTTTCGGAAATAGAAATGCCAGTTATACATCCCAGTGTACAAATTACTACCTATGCTCCTCAAAATAAGTTCGCAGCAGCGCGAGGTTTATACTTAGCTATTTATGATTGGATTCATGGTAAATTTAAAGTAGATTTCGGAAGCGACGGCCATGTCATCTCATGCCTGGAAGAAGTCCAAGGTCAAGATATTGTAGACCCGGATGAAGGTTGGGCAACGGTTGTCGCGTTTTATGGGATGACACTACGTTAAAAACTTTGGAGGATTAAATGCCGTTTACGCCCAGAACTGCTGCCAATATTATTGCAGGTTCAGGTATTCTTCGTGTAGCTCCTAGTGGAACTGCGCTACCTTCGCTTGCTACCCTTCCCACTACTTGGACTGGTTTTGTAGACGTAGGTTACACCGTTGATGGTGTAACTATGCTTTACACACCAACTTTTAAGGATTTAAATGTAGACGAAGAAATGTCGCCTATTCAACAATTACTTACGGCTGAAAAGTTCGAGATTAAGATTAAGATGGCAGAAAGCGCCATGGATAATTTGGCTATTGCTATCGCAGCCAGTACATTTACTAATCCAGGTACTGGAATTAAGACTTTGGATTTTGGTAGCTTACCTAGTGCCAGTATCCCAGAGAAGATTCTAGCTTTCCAAGGTGTAAGTTTCGGTGGTACTACGGATCGTGTTGTAATTGCATACCGTGCTAAGTGCACCAGTGCTGTTGCTATACATGCACAACGTGCGGATTATGTTACTTATGATGTAACGTTTAGTTGTTTGGCAGATGGTACTAAGGCTATTGGCAAGCGCCTAGGCCAAATTATCGATTACGCTGCCGGAAGTTAAGGTTACAGAGATGCCATTGCGGGTTTATACGCAAAGGGACGTGGGAACCGTCCCATTTTAATTTCGAGGTGATTAGATGCCTGTTCCTCGTACGGATGCACAAATGTTAGGCCAATTACCAATTAAGCTATTTTTTGGCGAACAAACTTATGATGTTAAAGTACTTACTGTAATTAAGAACAGAGAATGGAAGGAGAAGCTAGCTGTTAAATTTGGAGTAATTATTGGACAGTTGGATGCTCCTGCTGAAATATCTAATTTTCTAGGTGGGCTTACTATGGCACTTATACAAATGCCAGATAAGTTGGCTGAAATGGTGTTTGAATACGCGCCTGATTTACCTAAGGAAGATATTTTAAAAATCGCTACTGATGAACAAATATGTCTTGCATTTAGTGAGATAATGCAGGTGGCTTATCCTTTTTTAGCCCAGCTTGGGACGATGCGCCAAGTAGCCAAGAGCGAAAAGTGGCAACAGATGGCGAACTCTACGAAATATGTCTCGTAGAATGGCACGTTACGCCTGAGTATATTAATCAGAATTGGACTGAAGAAGAATTTTATTGTTTATTACAAGGAAGGAATAGGCGTTTGTTGCGTTCAATTAATAAAGATGTGCGGGAAAAAGAAGAAACAGAAACGCGATATGTAACGGCGGAGGAAATGTTTGGTATATTCCAAGTAGATAGGCAGGTGCATTAAAATGGCAATAGGTGGGGGAATAGATCTTGGGGATGCAGTATTTAGTTTCTTAGCGGATACTACTAGTTTAGATACGGCTATTACCAAGGTTAATTCGGAAATTACGTCCAGCCCGAGATGTTATCGCTCAGGTGGGTATAAGCTTCGATAAAGTTGGCACTGGTGCTGGCGTAGCTGGGGTAGCTGCTACGGGTGCGGGTACCGCTATAGATGCAGGAGCTAAGAAACCTATTCCTCCGCTTAAAGAATTGGAACAAGCTTGGCAGTTCGCAGGAAGCACTGCTGCTTTAGCAGGTACAGAAGGAGAATTAGCTGGGGATGAAATGGCTGCTGGAGCGGTTAAAGCTACTAAAGCTACTTTAGAACAAAAAGCTGAGGTAGGGTTATTAGGGGAGGCGACGGGTATACAACTTCCTCGACATGTACGGGGTTTTGTAGCTAGTTTAGAAGGAGTAGGCCCATTACTAAGTGCTGCGTTTAGTGCTACAGCAATATATTTTCTTATAGAAGCTTTAATTTTGGGGGCTTCTAAGTTATCAGAGTGGGTTAGTAAGACTTTTATCTTTACTGAATCAATGCGTTTTGTTAATGATATATTGCTGGCTAGTAATAAAGCATTAGATGAATACAATATAAAGTTAAAGGAAACAGAACGGAATTTTCAGCAAATAGGGGAAGGTGGCGCGGCTAAAGCTTTTACTTCTGGTTTATTTAAAGCTGAGGATGCGCATAAGTCACAATTAGAACTTAATGATTTAGCTAACACTTTATTCTTTGTTAAGAATGGGCTTAGAGATGTAGAGTCTGGTGCTGCTGCGGCGCAAAGTGCTTTACAAAAACTACATCCAGAAATTAAGTTTGATAAGATTTTACTTCCGGATAAGGAGAGTGTAGTTAATGCTCTAGAAGCTATTTTGGTAGAGTTAAGAGCTAAGCAAAAAGTTAGTGACCAATTAATAGCTAGTGATCAACGTGAATTTACTATCCAAGAAGAAAAGGAATTCGAAGCCCAGGCCCAAGCTCAAATTGTTAATTCCCAAAAAGCTGGGGATGCTATTACTACGATTTTAGTACAACAGGTTTTATTGCGCAATGCAGCGTTAAAAATTGCTTATGGAGAAGATGCAATAGCTAAGCGCCAGTCCGAGGATAGTAAGTACCAAATAGAACTTAAGGCATTAGAAGCGGAACAGGCACTTAATGATCGTAGACAGCAAAACGAAGTTAACCGCCTTATAGAAGATCGTATTGTTTTCGAAAAGGATCCTACTAGAAATGCTAAAAGTATTAAAGAAGTAGATGACCAAATTTTAGCCGTGGAAGGTGAATTTACTGCTAAACGTATAGAACTAAGTGGGCAGGTGGTAGAGGTTACACTTAGACATGAGCAGCAGGAATTGGCTATTGTAGCAGATTTTACTGAACAACGACGTAAGATATTAGCTAGTGCTTTACAGACAGTTACGTTACCTGCGAATGACGAAGTGCGCCGACAATTAGTAATTAACTTACAACAAGAATTAGAGATACAACGTAATTTTGAAGATTCTAAATTTAAGATTGAACAAACTAGTTTGACACAACGAGCTACTGAGTTAGCTAAAGACCCAGAACGCAATGTAAGCGCCTTGACTACGGTTTATAAAGAAATAGAAAGTGCTGAATTACACCATTCCGATCGCATGGTACAGCTTGTTACAGATTATGTTCGGCGTCGAGATAGTTTACTAGCTGAGCCTATATCTATTGAATTACCAGATAAGCTTGAAAGTATTTTTCCTAATCTTACTCCGCTTATTTTACAATTTGGAGAATTGTTAAATGCTTATAATACGTTGAGGGTACAAGGTAGTGGAGCGTTAGTAAATCAATTGGAGCAGGAGAAAGAAGCGTATGCAACTTTAACTCGAACTGGGCTAGCTACTAGGAATGATTTACTACAGGCAGAAATAACCCAAAAACAAACTGAAATAGAATTGGCACGAGTTAACGGGGAAAGTACCCAGAAACAAGAAGAAGATTTGCGCCATTTAGAAGATCAATGGGCTAGGATAACGGGAGCAGTGCGGTTAAACAGTCGAGAATTGGATTTATGGGCGCGTAATAGTCGAAGAGATTTTAATTATACTGCATTAGCAATGACAGATATGAAGGTGCGAGGTAAGGAGGCTTTAGATACAGTTGCAGATGCTTTTAAAAGCGCTATACAACAATTTTTGTTAGGCCAAAAATCTTTTGGGGATGCAGTACGTACTGCATTATCTCAACAACTGGCAGCTTGGTCAGCTGAAGATGCTATAGCTGCTATTCGAGCTGTAGCTTTAGGATTTTACAAATTGGCTGTACATGATTATGCTGCGGCTAGTAATGCGTTTACCGCTGCTGCAATATATGGTAGCGCTGCGGTAGCGGAAGGTGCCGCTGCTTATGCGCTAGCTCCTAAACAATCCGATTCGGGTACGAATACAGGAATCAGTACCCAGGCTGATACTACGGAATCTGCTAACCGTCCTGAACAAGCGCCTGTAGTGGTTACTAACGTTCCTCACTTAGCAGAGGGTGCTTTAGTTAGCGCTCCTACGCGGGCGCTTATAGGAGAATCGGGTACAGAAGCAGTTTTGCCGCTCAGTGATCCTGCTGCGATGCGAGCTATAGTAGAAGCTTTAAATACGGGCGAAAAAGGCGGAGATGTTTTCCATATTACACATAATTGGCGTATTGATGGTGTTATAAGTGCGGATAATCTTAATAGAGTTATTAAGCAAGCCAGTCGCCAAGTATCGACTGGTCGGGCACGTTCTATTGCGAGCGAAAGTATTAAGGTTACTAAGAGGAGTTAGCTGTGGCGTATCCTAAAATTGTTTACGGCGTTGGTCCAACGACGCTTAATTTTACCTATCCGCCAGTGCAGAAGTCGGGTACCTTCGATCGTGAAGCTATACGGTACGATACGTTTACCACTACTCGAATTCGCCAATCTATACTGGAAGCTGTAGACATAAAACTTACTTTGACTATTGAAGTGGTACCGTTTTCGGACCTACCAGCTTGGGATCTTTTTATGGACTTCGCTATTCGTGGTGGGCAATTTGCTTACTATCCAGATTCGGCGCTTTCTACGTTTAATACTTATGATATGGAGGATACAACTTACAAACCTAAACTTAACGTACGCAGTTTCGATAAATTCAGCTTTACTATACGCCAAGTACCAGGAGGGGCTTTCGCACCATGATTAGTGCTCCAGCTAATTTTTTAACTGCGAATGCTGTCATAGCTAAGCAGCCTATATATCTCATACAAATTGCTGGGTATAGTCGCGCATTTATAAATTACGATATGGGCGTTTCTGGGCAGTTTACTTGGATTAAAGCTTCTTCTTTAGAAGATCTTACTACTACGGTTAGTGATTTAGATGGAAGTGCGGACCTACAAGAGTTTAAGTTTACTGTGCTGGATTTTCAGAATCTTCTTACTGCCGATTTTCCTGGGTTTACTTTTGAGGGGAAAGCGATAACCCTTAAAACAGGTATGGTCGGTATGGCTCAGGTAGATTTCGCCACTTTATTTACAGGTAAAATAGATTCTGTAGCTTCTACGGATTCCAACAATGCCTATCTATTTACTTGCACTGATCGTAAACAAGAACTTGCTAAACTTATTTTTAGAACTGGAACTAGTGGATTACCTACAGATAGTAAAAATCCACGCTTAGTTAATGGGCATCCGTTAGATATTTTGATTAATATTTTGGAAGTTGAGCTAGGTGTTCTTTCTACTGATATAGGATTGGCTAAGATAATTTCTTATCGAGATGGTCCTTATAGTGGCATTCAATTCACTTTTAACATTACTAGTCCACCTGTAGCTAAAGATTTTATCGAGCAAGAATTGCTTAAACCTTTAGGCGCATATATTTGGGTTAACAATCTAGGTCAGTTTACGATTAATTTTTTCTATCCTACTACTTTTACAGCTTTAGCAAATTTTAATCCTGCTAACCTTAAGTCTATTCCAGAGGCAGGACAGGCAGATCTTATAAACCAGGTTTCTGTTCGTTTTGATCTTAGCGCGGATACAGGTAAATTTCTAGGTGAATCCATTATTGAAGACCCTGCTAGTGTAGCTAAGTATGGTTTATTTGGGCAACGTGTTATAGAAAGCGCTGGACTACGTTCTTCCTTTATGGGATTTTATCTAGCTTCTTTTCTTACTCATCTTATATTTTTACGATATGGATATAAGACGTTAATGTTCGATGGTAAGATAGAAGCAATTTGGTCTATGTGTTTACTTGATCCTGGTGATTTCGTAACTGTTACACATTCCCAAATTCCAGATCGGCTGGCAGGAATAATGGGTATTACAGCATTAAATTTTGAGGTGATGGATCGTACTTGGAATTTTACGGAAGGAGTAGTTACTTATAAATTTTTGTATATAAATCTTACTGCTTTTAAGCAATATCTTATAACACCTAATAACGAACCCAATTATACAGCAGCTACTACGCTAGACAAAGGTAAATACATGTTCATGGATAACAATTCGGACCAGTATTCGAATGGTGCTCCAGGTAACACACTAGGGTAATTCATGCCTTTTACACTAAGTACAATTCCGGGATTTTCGGACCTGGCTAACGCCGCGCTAGTAGTGGATAAGCCCGCGCTCGGAATACACGTAGCAATGATAAGTAATAATGCTGCGTTCGGGCTAGTACGAATGGAACTTTTTCAGGATAGGTTCCAGCATGGTGATACTGTATATTTACCAGTTTCTAAAGTAGATGGATACAATTATTCTCGTGATGAACTTTTATATGCTTGGACAGTGGGCCAAAGTGGTGCACATAATAGCGGATGGCTTACAGGACCGGATTGTCTTTGGTACGCTAATTGGAAAGTTGACCAACTTACTGGAGAAGTTACTTCTGATGAATGGTATCGTAGAAGTGGCCATAACGACGATGCTAACCGTACTAATGATGGTACAGTAAGAGTAACTACCATAGCCCAACGGCAAAAGAATAATCTTATTATAGCTGTACAACCCACATTTCAGGGGGACCAATCTGCCAGCATTAGTATTGATAAACCTTGGAAACAAGATTTAGCTCAGAAGTTGAATGTTGGTGCTAAGTTTTCTGTGGTTCGTACAGAAGCAGTATATATGGGTGAATTTACTAATGGACAAACTGTAGGTCGTCCTACTTCTCCTGCTGATGGATATCTTTATCCTTATGCTAATGTTATATTTTTTCCTGCTTGGCGGTGGACAACTATAGGATCCGCATTAGTACAACCAGACCATAATCTAGGTCAATTACAGGATTTGTTTATGCAAGTGAGCAATGTAGGATTAGTAACTACGCAGGTTACTTACAATGCGGGAGACCATATTACTGATGGTGTCGTAACTAGTCATGGTCGTATTGCGGTAATCGCATTAGGCATACGTTCGGTTCCTTAAAGGAGGAATTTTATGGCACTTCAACCTCGCATTCCGGCAACAACTGCGAATACTGCTTTAGACGCAGCTATTGGTGTTTTGGCGGATAGCGGTAAGTTGCGCATTTACGATGGTACCCAGCCCGCTGCGGGTGGTGGGGCACTTAGTGGTAATACGCTACTCGCGGAACTCACTATGAACGCAGACGCCTTTCCCTCGGCTAGTGGAGGAGTACTTACGGCGAATGCTATTACACAGGATTCTTCTGCTGATAATACAGGGACAGCAACCTGGTTTCGGTTACTTAAATCTGATGGTACTACAGTCTTAATTGATGGTTCGGTAGGTACTAGCGGTGCGGATTTAAACTTAAACTCCGTAGCGTTAACGGCAGGCGGAACAGTTAGTGTTACTAGCTTGACCTTCACCCTACCTCTTCTGTAAACTGGAGGATATATGGCTCGGTTATTACGTGCTGATCCTGGCGGCGAATACTATTTCAGTCTTAGTATGGCAGCAGCAGTTACAGCTGGGCTTTGGAACGAGGCAGGTAGCGGTTGGCTCCTAGCTAATAACGCTGCTGCTGGCCGTCAGGCAGCTTCGGATGGAAACGTATACGCTTTAAATAATAATGGTTCGAGTGGAGAATTAGGCTGGTATGTAAATAGTTTTGGCCATCTTATAGCGGGCTTCGCCGTTTATACCAGTAGTTCTGGCTGGGCCACAGATCAGCGAGTTATAGCTTTTACTAATGGCACGGCCAGCAGTACAGCGCAACAATGCGATGTGCGTATTGCGGATACTAGTGGGCATCTTAAAGTTACTAATAATGGAACCCAGCGTGGCAGTACTAGTACCCAGACGCTTACTCCGGGCTGGCACTATATCGAACTGGATGTTACTTTCGCTACCGGAGCTACAGGCACGGCAGACGTATGGGTAGATGGAGTGCGGTGGATAAACGCTACTAGCGTTATTACTGCTACCACGGTTGCTACGGCGAATCGGGTTTATTTTAGGCAATTAGTGCCTAATGTTACCAGCTACTTTAAAGATATGTACCTTATAGATGGGTCCATATCTCCCAACACTCCCCTGGGTGACGTAACTGTTGCACCGTTTTACAGTACGGGCGCGGGCGTTAACTCTCAATTCGCAGCTAATGTGGGCCCGTTTACGCTTACTAGCGTTAACACGACGGGCGTATATCAGGGAACCATTACGGGTGGTGCTTCGAACGCTTATGTAGGATTTAACTTTACTATCACAGGCTTCGTAAACGGTGCTAATAATGTAGTGAACGCTAAATGTACAGCTAGTACAGCTACCAGCTTAACCTTCGGTGCTCTTACTACAGTTACAGAGACCCACGCGGGCAGCGCTGCCCTAGTGTGCGCTGTACAAGACGGTATTAACCACAACGGTACGCGCCCAGATGGAGACGCCACGTATGTTGCTAGCGCCACGGCGAACGATATCTCCGATTTTGCCCACGAAGCGTTAACTTTAACAGGTACAATCTATGGAGTTATCCATGTATCTTATGTGCGTAAGGACGATGCAGGTGCGCGTAGTTTTCGCCAAGTGTTACTATCCGGAGGTACAACGGAAACTAACGGAGCTGATATAGCGGCCACTAGTTCTTGGTTCTATTATATGGATGCTATGGACGTAAACCCCAACACTGGTACAGCGTTTACGCCTACTACTTTTAACGCTACTACGATTGGAGTTAAGGAAATTACGTAATGGCTATTCTTAATTCCCAAGAGATAGCATTAGTCATTGAACAACCGACTACGGCTAAGGTACGAGATTCCCAAGAGCTAGCTCTTGTAGTATCTAAACCCACCACGGCTAAAGTGCGCGTGGGGCAGGAAGTGTTGCTAATAGTTATACAGCGCATATTCTTCGGAACTGGGAATGTAAGTTTAAAACCTTTAAGTGCAGCAGGAGCGGGGACTAACTCACCTATTTGGACGGGAACGGGCGCGGTAAGCCTTAAACATATTACGGCTAGTGGTAGTGGATCGTTCGGCACGCCCGGTAGTTTTACAGGTACGGGCGCGGTTAGTCTTAAACATCTTACTGCTGCGGGCAGCGGAACTCTTAAATACATGGGTCCGTTAGCAGCTAGCCTTAAGCATCTAACTGTTAGTGCTGCGGGTCAAGTAAGTAGTGCGGGCGCGGTTACGTTAAAGAAGATTTCTATCGTAGGTAGCGGAACAGTGACTTTTGTTTACAGTGGAAGTGGCGCTGTTACTCTTAAAGGGTTACGAGTTAGTGGGGATGGATACCAGGCAGTACTTACTAGGCAGTTCGGTCCTTTTATAGAACTTAGTTACACACTATTTTTTAAACCTTAATATGTCTACTGCTCCTACATTACGTACATCTACAGTACAGCAGATTAATGATAATATTATTCTGGCTACTCTAGTACCGGAAATTTTCCCTCCTGTGGTTTACCAGCATGGCGCTGTAATTCCTCTACCTACTTCGTCCGTTGACGGGTACCATTATTCTCGAGCTGAGTTATTTTATCTTTGGAGTGTGGAAAATACAGGCCCACCTTTCGGGAGTACGTACAATATTCGTCTTTCCGTTTTCGCACCTTCTATAGATTGGATTACGGGAGTAGTTACAGTAAATGTTTGGCGTATGCCACCGGGCGGACCTATTGTATTAAATACAGGTACTGGAACAATGCGGGTAATTGTTATTGGTGTACGCCAAGTACCTGTAACTATACCGCCCGTAGCTCCCCCTGGGGTACCTAGTGATGTTACTAGTTTAGGTGGAGATTATGGGGTTTATGATGTAAGTTTATTCGCTTCGGGTGTACAGACCTTACCTAGTGAGGTCTGGGCTTCTATAATTCCACCACGACGTTTAAATTTCCAGGAAGTTGGTGGTGCCGTGGGTGCGCCTACTATAATCAGCACTGCTACGGCTAAGTTTGCACCTGCAGGGGATGTAATACTAAGTTTACAAAAGAACGGTATTGAGTTCGCCATAGTAAAGTTTTTTGCTGGAAATAGAATCGGTATTGTAACCAGTTCTCCCCAAGTATTTATACCACCTTATTTATCCAGCTTGCCACCAGAAACTTTTAGCACTTTTAACGGTACTACGGACGAACTATCAGTTGTCGGTCCTGCAACCCCAGATTCTGCCTTAGCGGATGTAGGAATTGTACTAGCTATGAAGCGAGTATTTTAAATGACGATTCCGGTTAAAACTTGCTCCCAGCTTGCAAGTTGTTCTGCTAATAATTGGGATATCTTATTTTCTATCTGTACACCATCGGAAAAGGCAGCGGGAATAGCTACCCCAGCTTCTCCGGGATTTTCAACCACTGATTGGCCGTTGTTAAAACAACTTACTGATGTGGGAGTGGTTGATGGTTTACCTAATATAAGAGGAGAGTATTCGACTACAGCAATGGCAGCTAGTACCAGGAATGGACCAACTTATGGAACGGGTACATGGGGAAGTATTACTGGGGCTTTAGTTGATGATGGAAATTATGCAGCTATTGATACAGGCGCAAGTAATACACTTTCATTTGATCAATTTAATAATGCGCATAGCAGTACTCCTCAAAATGCTTATCCAGGTGCGAGCGAGTATATTGTTCTTACAGGCTATGGATTTAATATTCCCATTGATGCAGTTATAGTGGGAATTGCTGTGGGAATTAAATGTTGGGTAGATATTTCTGGAATTAATTCTATGTACCCAGCGTTAGCTCCGGGACAAAGAGGGCAAGCTCCTGGTCCTTCACCACCACCGCCATTTAATAATACTAGATCTTACTGGGGGGTTGCTAATGCTGCGTTGATGCTGAGCGGAATCCCTTATTTTGCACTTGATCCTAATAGTAATATTGAAGTAGATAATGGGCTTTCAGGTAGTAGCCAAAATCCAGCAGTTTGGCGCTCTAACATTTTAAGCGGCGCGCCTTACCCAGCAGCTGTAGCAGGAATAATTCCATTCGGTCCTACTAAAGCGGAATTTGCCCAGGGCGGTTCTAGTGGACTATCTCAACCCGCAGCACGAAATTATACAGCGGATGCGTTTGGACAACTTACACTATTTGGGGATGCCCTGCTAGCTGTTGGTATGGATGGGGGTGGAATATTACATTCACTATCTCTTTGTCCAGATCCGCTTGATGGTACTTTTCTTGTCAGAGGTCCGATGGCACATAATTTTTCTATTCCAACATTAAAGCAAAATTGGACTCCTGCCGAAGTTAACGATCTTTCGTTTGGTATCGCTCTCAATGTAGGGGTTTATGATATAAATGGTGTTACACCAGGACCTTATTTAAGTTCTGTACAAAGAATTCATTATTTAAACTGTGCTGGAGTAGCAATTTATTACATTTCGAATGTACTTCCCGGCGGTGTAAATCCACGTCGAAAACGAAAATTGTGGACTAGTTCATGAAAATACTTATCGCAGTTGTAACTTGTCATAAAAATCGGCATAGAGTTAAGGCGCAACGCGAGACTTGGCTAGCGGAACCTTATACTGCGCCCGAAGGTATGCAGGCAGATGTGCGATTTTTCTATGGTAAGTATTACGAAGATGCATGTTGGGCGCCTATGGGCGATGATACTTATTGTGTAAAGAGTAAAGGCCATAAAGGCGACCACATGTTTACGGGTAGGTTCGAACTACTCGACGAAATTCTACTACCTGTAGGAGATACTTATGAAAACCTCCCGGAAAAAACCCAAGCCATGCGTCGTTGGGCCCAGGAACAAGGTTATGAATATGTGTTTAAATGCGATGACGATACCTATGTTCAATTGGCCCGATTACTTAACAGCGGTTTTGCCGCATATGACTATACAGGACGACTGCGCGGACCAAGCAGCATTTATCCAGCTCCTTATGCTAGTGGGTTCGGATATTGGACAAGCGCGAAAGCCATTAGCCTGTTACTTGCTACACCATTAACCGAGGATAAGGCGGAGGATAGGTTTACGGGCAATGCACTGTTACAGGCTGGTATACTTTGCCGTGCCGATTATCGTTATGCCGTTGTAGATAGTATGACTAATGCCATCAGTTATCGCGAAGGCCCACGTCAAGGTAATGAAATTATTGCAGCTTGCGAATTCGAGCCTGAGCAAATGCATATTATTCATGAACAGTGGCACACACTCCCCAGTATGCGTCCGCGTAAAACACTTTTTAGCGGTAAGCTTAGTAATGTGTGTGTAATGGTTAAGACATTTCTACGCGATGGATGTCTGCTTAAATGTATTAAAGGTATTCGCAGGCATTTACCGGAATGTAAAATTGTTATAGTAGATGATGGATATGAGCAGAAATATAAGATAACTTTATACTCGGAGTTAAGAGAGGCAGGACACGAATGTATATGGCTACCTTTCGATTCTGGGTTCGGAGCGAAAGCTAATGCAGCAATTTCAGCCCTTGACCGCCAGTATACACTTATTGCCAGTGACGATTTCGATTTCGACGATCATGATGTGCGTCCCGGAATCGAATTACTAGTAGATGTAATGGACGGATTGCCCCAAGTAGGTTTTGCTGGCGGGCGTGTGGATAATAAACCGTATGAGGGTACTATAGAATTCGGTCCTGGGTATATTCGGGAACATTACTTACCAATGGAAGGCTTCCAAAGCGTACGTGGGGTGCAATATAAATTGTGTGATATTACTGTGAATTATGGATTAGTCCGCACTATAGCGCTAGGGTTTACTAAAGGTAAAGTACATTGGCATCCAGAGTGGAAAATTGGTGGAGATCACTTTACTTTCTTCGATGAGCTAGCCGTTGCGGGTTGGCAAATTGCATTTGTACCTGGGGTTAACATTAACCAAATTCGTCCTTTGCCCGGCATGGTGGATTGGCGTTATCCACCCTATAGGGCGCGAGCGCGAGAAGCACTGCCAAGTTTGTTTAAACGTTATGGAATTAAAAAATACTACGCTTTCGATGGGAGGGTAGACGAATGCCCATAATACCTCCGCCTATGTATCTTCGTAACCGGGTAGGTAAGCCTGGAAATTATTTTATTCACGATTCATATGTACATCGTACTGAATACCACGATTTCGATGATACGCCTTTTACTGATGAGTTCCAATTACCCGTATACCAATACGCCAAACGCGTGATGGAATTACACCATTTTAAAACTGTAACTGATGTAGGTTGTGGTAGTGGATTTAAGTTAGTAACCCAAATGGGACAGTATGAAACTTTAGGCTTAGACATGCCTAAAACCGTAGTTTGGTTAATGGCACGCTATCCTGCTTTTAAATGGCGAGTGTGTAACTGGAATAACCCTGTAGAGGGGTATGACCTTGTAATTGCAGCCGATATTATAGAACATCTTAAAGAACCGGACCAGCTACTACACTACATACAATGCTGCAAACCTAAACGTATAATCCTTAGTACGCCAGAACGGGATAACCTTTGTATGAATACGCATGATGGTCCACCACATAATATACATCATGTTAGAGAGTGGAATTATATACAATTCCAAAATTACATTCGCCACTGGTTTATAGTACGTGAACATTTTGTAAACGCAGATACTCAAATTTTAGAATGCGAGCTAGTGTAATATGCATAGCTATTCCCAAAGTACAGGTATCTGGTATGACCCAGTTGGGAAAGTATTGGGCATAGGCTGGGCTGGACAAGGTGTGGGTAAAAATAATCCAAATGCTGAAAACGTGCATGGCATTGGGCCGTTACCTAAAGGCATCTATACTATTACCGCGCCA